TCGTATGAACGACCCACAATGATATAGCTAGAAAGAACCTAAAGACTATTTAGCAGTGGCTATAGCCTTAGACATTGCCTTGTTAAAGTGCTGGTCAAACCTACGCTGTACAACCTTACCTGCTATTGCATCTATGTTGAAGCGGCCAGTGTAGTTAGGTTTGTTTGTAGTTGCAACAAAGTATGGGAACAACTGTTCTCTTGACCTTCTATATATACCTGGCGGCTTACCTTGATTATGTGCAGGTGTACCAATAAAGAAACCACCTCTAGGATTACCACTAATACCTTTTGTTGTACGCTTTAATGTTGAACGTGTTACGTTACCATGCCTATCTGTTTTAACAAAAGATGTAGGAATAAAAAAGCTTTTAGGTGGTATAGTGCCATCATCCTTAAGTCCACCAAAATATAATTCAAATCCTTTGGGTAATCTTACACCTCCCTTAACACCATATCTTAAATACTTTGAGGCTTTATCTTTTGCAAATACATGTGAAACTAATGCAGTTTTTTTAGACTTAGATACTAGAAATGCTTTCTGTGTAAAATTTGTAGGCTGATCAAAAGCACCTAATGTACCTTTACCTAATGCAGTTTTAACATCAAATGCAGTATTATTTATAGCTACAGATGTAGCAAATGGTAATTGTTTTCTATTGTTATTTAGGAATCTATCAAAGCGTTTCAAGTCTTGATCTATAGAAAGTTGTATACCCATTAGAAAGGTATTGTAGCTGTTTCTTCTACTGTAGCTGATTGTGTTTGCTCTCGCTTCTCTGGTAATACAAAGTTGTTTACATTAACTCTTAATTGTTTTCTTTTCTGTCCATCTTCTGTTTCATAGGTTGTATATTCAGCATCACCTGATACTGCTACTAAGCTTCCTTTTTTGTAAGCATCTACTACAAGTTCCCATCTTTTGCCCCATACTTGGCAATCTATAAAAGATGTTCTATCTCTGCCATGTGATACAGCTATTGTGAATGATGCAAGATCATAAGCACCTGCCTTTTTATATTCAGCGTCTTTAGTTAAACGCCCTGCGATTGATACATTAAACATTGTGTTTTGTTAAATAAGTTGCTATCAGGTTGTTAATACCTGATGAGTAGGAAAAGTTATTAGCTTTACAAAAGTCTCTAAATGCTTTGTAGTTAACAGGCGTAAGCTTTGATGATACAAGGAAGCGATTCTTCCAATTAGAGGCGGCAACATCAATAGGTCTAGTTTCCAAGGGGTTGTTAGGTTCATCAATCATTTGTTAGCTGCGAGCCATTCTTCTATAAAGGTAACGTGTTTTGGCAATGTTATATTTTCTGATAACTTTTTGTTTCTGTTAAAGTCAAACTCTATATATAATGCATCAGCTAATGTGTTGTATAACTTAGGATCTTTTACAATCAATTCACCAACCTTTGTTAAGTAATACTTTTTTGTTTCTGTATCTAATATCGTAGGCATACCTACAGCTTTGTTTTTGTTTATAGGTGTTACTTTAGATTCTTCTATATCAGGGTTTGCAAAATCACCATCATTATCTGGAATACCTGCGTTTAATCCTAGTATTGCTAACAAAGAATATCTGCGACAGTAAGTTATAGCACCACCTTCTTTATGCATAGGATTACCACCGCCACCTGTATTGTTAGGTAACAACATTTCAGAGGTTATAGATTCGCCAGATGTGTGTAGTAGATTTGTTATTAAAATATTTTTATTATCTTCTACTTTTGTTGTATGTACAACAGCTAAACCATTAACAGCTAATGCAGGGTTAACAGTAGATAATACTGTAGATAGATCAGCAAACTTACCATATTGTGCAGTATCTTTTTCTTCTATCGTGCCTACTTGTTGGATAAAGTTACATAAGGCTGCTGTTATTTCTTTAGTACTCATTTCTTACTTTTAACCTCTCTTAATTTTTTTTTGTTTAAAAACTATAAATGGTGCATTTGGATATGTGGCACAAGTATAATAATTAGGTTTTCCTTGTTTCTCATACATTTCTTTTAATTCACCTTCATAACAACGCTTATAAGCTGCAATATGACATTCAGCAATAGCAGGATCTTCATTTAAGTAAACACCATATTCAGAATGAATATCAATATGTTTTTTTTGCCAATTATCAAGATTTGTTGGTAAATAACCAACAGTTTTAAAATTAACGTAACCTGATGACATCAAATACTAATTATATTTTTCTTAGTATAGCTATGGTTTACCCTTATGGCAATCATGGTTGTTTATAAACTG